CCAAAACACTCGGGCGATCACAAGCCAGAATAAGACCGAGATTGACGCATTGGTAAACCTTCTTGTTCACAATATGCCAATCGACGTGCTGGCGCGGGAAATTGAACGTCGTAATGCCGAGCAAATGGCGGCAGCGCAGTACGCCGTGCAAGACATTGATCAAGGTCAGAACCCGTTTATGCAATAGTCTTTGACGCAATTGACCAAGCGGGTTATATAAGCGCAATCGTACCGGCGCGTTTCACCGGGTAAATCCGTGGGTAACCATGTCAGAACCAAGAGAGACAACGCAAGTTGTCACAAGCGAAAATCAGGCCGAATTTTTTGCACAAAAACTGGGTTTAGCTCCCGAAGAAACGACTGAGGCTGCTGAAGAAGCAGAGCCAATCGAATCCGAGGTTGAGAATGAGCCAGATGCGGAAGATGAAGCACCAGCTACAGAAAACGAAGGTAAACCGAGCAAGCTAAAGGCGCGGTTTTCAGAGCTAACCAAGCAGCGCGAACAGGCAAGGGCAGACGCTCAGCGTGAACGCGAAGCCAGGGAAGCGCTGGAAGCACGGCTACAGGCTTTGGAGCAAGAACAGGCGCCGAAACAGGCTCCCGTTGCTGATGCCAAACCTACGCCGGATCAATTCACCGATGCTTTCGAATACGCGGAAGCATTAGCTGAATATAGCGCTGAGAGAGCACTTAAAGAGCGGGATCGGCAGGATCAGGAAAGGAAAGCGCAAGAGCAACAGGCGAAAGTTGTACAGACTTGGACCAAACGGCTTGAAGCGGCAAAGGCTGAGATTGACGATTTTGATGAGATGGTGGCGTCGAGCGATGTCGTTGTGCCGAATCACATTCGGGACGCGATATTAGAGTCAGACGTGGGACCACAAATCCTGTATCACCTTGCATCAAATCAAGATCAGGCCAGGTCTTTTAATGATTTGACGCCGGCTCAAGCGTTGAGAGCTATTGGCAAGCTGGAAGCAAAGTTTGAGAAATCTGAAACTAGCAAGCCTGAGAGATCTGTGGTAAAAAGCAAGGCACCAGCCCCGATCAACCCTATCAAGTCAAGCAACGCAACCGCTGACAATCTTGTGAATTCCAAAGGTGAATTTCATGGGACATACGCAGCATGGAAAGCGGCTAGACAAGCCGGCAAGATTAGGTAAACAGATTAATGGATCTTTGATCCGAAGGAAATGAAATGGCTAATACCCTCTTAACGATCAGCAAGATCACCAACGAAGCGTTGATGGTCTTGGAAAACGAACTCACCTTTACCAGCGAAGTTAACCGTGAATACGACGATCAATTCGCCGTTGCAGGTGCCAAGATTGGTGCAACTGTTAACGTCCGTAAACCAGCACGGTTTATTGGAACCACGGGACCAAATCTCGCCGTCGAAGACTTCAACGAGACTTCAATTCCTGTCACTTTAAATACCCAATTCCACGTTGATACGCAGTTTTCGACGGCAGATCTGGCTCTCTCGCTGGATATGTTCTCGGATCGCGTTATCAAGCCTGGCGTTGCTGCTATTGCTAACAAGATTGACCGTGACGGTCTGGTGCTTGCCAAGAACAACGTGGCTAACATCGTTGGTACCGCTGGCGTTCCTCCTACCTCGCTGTTGACCTACTTGACCGGCCAGGCTTATCTGGACTCAGAAGGTGCGCCACGCGATGGACGCCGTGCTTGTATCGTTGAGCCATTCACGTCTGCAACCATCGTTGATTCGTTGAAAGGGCTGTTTATGCCTAATCAGAAGATCTCCGAGCAGTACGAAAAGGGCATGATGGGCACCGATTCGGCTGGTATGCGCTGGAAGATGGATCAGAACGTGGTTAGCCAGACTTTTGGCTCTTACGCTGGTGCAACCCTTTCGACCAACACTGCAACCTTCACCGGTTCGCTGACCTCGGGTTGGGCATCGTCCTCAACGATCACCATTTCGGCGGCATCGGCAGCGGCACCGATCCAACAGGGCGACGTGATCACCATCGCTAACGTCTACGCCGTCAACCCGCAGAACCGTCAGCCGTACGGCACGAACCGTCTGCGTAACTTCGTTGTTACCAGCGCTGTGACCATCAGCTCGGGTGGCTCGGCTTCGGTTACGGTTAGCCCCGCGATTATTACTGCTGGCCAGTTCCAGAACTGCTACGTTTCGGCCACTAGCTCAAGCGCTGTTGTGACTCCGTTCAATAACACCGGAACGGTTTCGCCACAAAACATCATCCTGCACCGCAATGCAGAGACGCTGGCTTGTGCGGATCTTGAGCTGCCGATGGGCGTTGTGTTTGCTGGTCGTGCATCTGACAAGGATTTAGGTCTTTCAATCCGCGTCGTTCGTCAGTACACGATTAACAATGACTCCATCCCGTGCCGTCTTGACGTGCTCTACGGGTGGGCGATGCTCTACCCTGAGTTGGCTTGCCGCGTTGCAGCTTAATCAATAACGATTTAAGGAAATAATCATGGCGAATCCGGGACCAGCAACTACCGTTGCCAATCATCCGCAGGTTCTTGGCTCAAACCAAGCTCTGCGTTTGTTGGCATCGGCTCAGTCAGTCAGCTTGGCAGTGACGGGTGATACCGTTCTGCCGGTTCTTAACACCAGCAGCTACAGCGTTTCAAACGTCATCGTGACAAACGCTTCGGCAAACCTGAGCACCGCAACCGTCCCTTTGGCAGGCGTGTTTTCAGCGCCTGGCGCAAGCGGCACCGCAATCGTGGCGAATGCTTCTCTGAGCGCTTTGACGAGCGCTTCGGTTGTGTCGCAGCGAACTGTGGCGTCTACGGCAGCTCAGACGGGTCAGAACGTATACTTTAACGTCGGCACGGCAGCGTCTTACCCTGCCACCGTTGACGTATTTGTCTACGGTTACGATCTCACGTTCCAGCCCTAATCGGGTGAGCGAGAAGGAAAGCCGATCTCACAAAGGTCGGCTTTTCTCTTTAATTTGGAATAGCAAATGTCGCAGACCAATCAGGTAAACACGGTCACGTCTCAAAACGTGGTCCCCGTTGGCGCAACTTATGACGCTAATGGAAACTTTATTACGCTGGTCGGCGCAGCCGGCGCACCAATTAGCTCAGGTGGCGCTCCTGCCACTGACAGTTACGTTGTGCTTAGCGCATCTGCAACGCTGCCAAATGGGCGCGTTTTGACACAAGGCACAAATATCACGATCACCGACGGTGGCGCAGGTGGCACGGTCACCATTGCGTCGACCGCTGGTGGCGTCTCTAACGTCGCAACCGGAACGGGTCTGACGGGTGGTCCAATTACGTCGACCGGCACGATTGCTCTTGCAAACACGGCAGTCACGGCTGGCACGTATGGCACGTCAATTGGCATTCCCCAGATCACCGTCGACGCTCAAGGCCGGATTACTGCTGCAAGCACGATTGCAACAACCAGCAACAGCTACCAAGGGACATGGAATGCTTCGACTAATAGCCCGACGCTTACATCGAGCGTTGGAACGCTCGGGTATTACTACGTTGTCTCGACTGCTGGCTCGACTAACCTAAACGGCATCAGCACTTGGGCAGTTGGCGATTGGGCTGTTTATAACGGCTCAGCCTGGCAGAAGGTCGCTGCATCGGGTTCTAGCGCGTTTAGCACGCTTACCGTGACTGGTTTGACCGGTTATATGTATGCCAACGGCGCAAGCGCTGTGACGGCATCTACGACGATCCCTAACGCTGGACTGACCAACAGCTCGGTCACAATTGGATCGACCAACGTGGCGCTCGGCGCTACAGCGGCAACGATTGCCGGACTAACGCTGACTAGCCCGACGATGACCACGCCGACGCTTGGCACGCCTGCAAGCGTTACGCTGACCAATGCTACGGGTCTGCCGCTAACGACAGGCGTTACCGGAAATCTGCCAGTTACTAATCTGAATTCGGGAACCTCGGCATCGTCAACAACTTTCTGGCGTGGCGACGGTACGTGGGCAACTCCTGCGGCTAGCGCTGGAACGGTGACCTCGGTTAGCGGCACTGGCACGGTCAACGGGATTACGCTGACTGGCAACGTCACTAGCTCGGGCAACTTGACGCTTGGTGGAGCGCTTACAGGTGTTAATTTGGCAAGCCAAGTCACCGGCAATTTGCCGGTGACAAACCTCGGAAGCGGAACGGGCGCATCGGCCAGCACCTTCTGGCGTGGCGATGGAACTTGGGCGACGCCGGCAGGAGGTGGATCGGGAACGGTTACGTCGGTGAGCTGGACGGGCGGCATTGTTTCTATTGCCAATCCTACGACCACGCCAGCATTTACGATTGCCGGAACGTCTGGTGGTATTCCTTATTTCTCAAACGGCAATGCTTGGGCATCTAGCAGTGCGCTAACTGCAAATGCTTTGGTGATTGGCGGTGGATCTGGTTCCGCTCCAAGCACGCTTGGTAGCACTGGAACAAGCACGACCGTTCTTCATGGTAATGCTTCAGGGGCACCAACGTTTGGCGCGGTATCATTGACTGCTGATGTAACCGGCAATTTACCGGTTACAAATTTGAATAGTGGAACGTCTGCATCTAGCACAACGTTTTGGCGTGGAGACGGCACTTGGGCTACACCGGCTGGTGGGTCTTCTGGGCCAGTTCTTGAGTCTTACCAGACCATCAGTTCCAACTATTCTGTAACTGCCGGTTCAAACGCATTTAGCGTTGGGCCTGTCACCGTGGCAACAGGCGTTGCCGTAACAGTTCCCACGAGCCAAGTTTGGCTCATCGCTGCTTAAAGGATTAATCATGAGCGCAATCAAACTTCAGGGTAATTCTAGTGGCGCTGGAACTTCGGTTCTTCAGTCTGCCAATACCGCAAGCACGCTTACCCAGACGCTTCCATCTACGGATGCGGTGACGCTTGGGTATTTGAACATTCCAGTTAGTTCTACAACCACTACGCTTGTAGCCGCAGATGTAGGTAAAGTTGTATCTTTGTCTGCTGGAATAACGATACCCGCCTCTATTTTTGCGGCAGGAGATGCCATTTCTTTGTACAACAATTCCGCAAGCACCAAGACAATTACTTGTTCTGCGGTAACAACCAAAATTGCTGGAAGCGATACAACCGTGACTTCTGCAACGCTTGCAATTCGAGGTGTTGCAACCGTTTTGTTTATTGACGCCACCAACTGCGTCCTGACGGGCAACGTGTCATGAGTGGAATTTTGCTTGCGGTGTTAGGTGCTAAACCTGCCGGGGCTGCCGCACCTTCAACTGTTGAATATCTTGTAGTAGCAGGTGGCGGTGGAGGAGGCGGTTGTTTCAACGGTCAATCAATCGGCGGCGGCGGCGGCGCGGGTGGATTTAGAACTAACGCTTCTTTTTCTGTTTCTGGTGGTACTGGATATACAGTTACCGTTGGAAGTTTTGGTTCTGGAGGTCCGGCAACAAACCCATATGTTGGTAGTAGCGGATCAGATTCTGTTTTTTCAACAATTACGTCAACCGGAGGCGGAGGCGGCGGTAGTTATTCCCCCGGGGTAGGGAGAAATGGTGGTTCTGGCGGCGGCGGCGACGGCATTGGGGCTCAGGCTGCTGGAAGTGGAAATACTCCATCAACATCTCCTTCGCAAGGTAATAATGGTGGTGCTGGTTCTGGAACAGCGCCGTATTATTGTGCTGGCGGCGGCGGCGGCGCAAATGCAGCAGGCGCAGCAGGTACTGGAACCGCTGGTGGTGCTGGCGGCAATGGAACGGCCAGTTCAATTACAGGCGTGTCGGTAACCTACGCTGGCGGCGGAGGGGGTGGAGTTTACGCAACAGGAACCGCTGGTGCTGGTGGTACTGGCGGCGGTGGAAACGCTGGAGCTGGAGGTGGAAATAACAACGGCTCACCCGGAGGAACAAATTTAGGTGGAGGCGGTGGAGCGGGAAGTTTTACCAGCGCAAACAGCGCAGGGGGGAATGGCGGTGCTGGCGTGGTGATTATTGCTTACCCCAACACATTCATAGATATTACGACAATTACCGGATTGACTTATACATTAGATACAACAACCAGATCTGGGTATAAAGTCTATAAATTTACAGCCGGTACTGGCACTATCACTTGGTAATGGTCATGGATTACTACGCTTTTCTTGACGCAAACAATGTTGTAACGGAAGTCATTCCCGGCAAAGACCAAGGATCGGACGGCGTTGACTGGGAACAATGGTACGGTGAGTTTCGAGGACAGGTTTGCAAGCGTTCACGCATAGACGGGTTCCGCAAAAATTACGGAAGCATTGGCTACACCTACGACGCAATCCGAGATGCTTTTATCCCGCCAAGGCCATTTGCGTCTTGGGTTTTGAACGAAGACACTTGCCTGTGGGATGCGCCAACGCCAATTCCAACTGACGGTCAGCGTTACATTTGGGACGAGGCCACTACGTCATGGGTGGTAAATGTCTGAAAATCTTGAGACCAAACTAGCCGTGCACGAAGCTATTTGTGCCGAGAGGTACAAACAAATCTCTGATACGTTGGCTTCTGGCGACAAGCGGATGACCAAGATCGAGTATCTTCTCTACGCAGTGATCGCAGCGGTGTTGTTTGGTCCAGGTGTTGCAGCAGAGTTTGTGAAAAAAATGTTTGGGCTATGACTGAAAAGCTGGAAGCCAAGTCTCAACTTATTGAGAAGACTGCATTTGCAGTGCTTCCTATTCTTTTCACCTGTGTTGTGTATTTGATGTCTGCGTTAGACAAACTGACGCATGACGTAACAGTGTTAAATGCAAAGATTAGTCTTGTAGTTACTAGCGACAATAAACAAGCTGCCAACAGTGGTGCGGAACTGGCTAGAGAAAAATTGCG